TATACGGCGGCATAGAGGAAGACATCCCTGATTACATGCGAAAAGCAGCCAGTGAGGGCGACCCAATGGCCCGTAAGCATCTGGAAGCGGCATACGATCAGCGCACACGGGTGACGGGTATTCTTCCTGTTCGGGGAGAAAAAAGCTTTGGTGAAGTTCTTGCGACCAAAGGCAAAGAGGCCGAGAAGCTGACGCAGGAAGGTCTTCCAGAGTCTTTCCAGAATCTATACATAGACCAGTTTTCTCCGGAAGCTCTCCAAAAAAGCTATCAGTCCCCTGCTCGTCAGTCCCTTGGGGCACAGTTGGAGGCAGGTACGGAATCGGAAACTGTTAAAAGGGCCATGGCCCAAGGCCAGCCGATATACGACATCGAGTCGGCTTATGGCCCATCATTGCAGTTCCTTGAGCCGCGCAACTTGATGGAGGGCATTGCAGAGATCCCGACGGACAAGCTCAAGAACATGAGCTTCCCGGATGCTGTTGCAGAGGCTTCTGCGGTCATGAAATTGAGGAAAGACTTTGATTTTGCACTTGATCAGATAAAGGCCGGCCGCTCGTATCCAAAAGAAATGCTTTCCATGGGGACCAAGCCGATCATGAAAGCTGAAGGCGGGCAATGGGTCCAGTTGACAGACCCTAAGGCAGCAGCCGTTGAAGGCGCTTTGATGAAGCATTCCATTGCTGGCTACTACCGCCCGGGCGAGTCTTATGGGGTGGGCGGGCGAAAAGGTCTGGAAGAAGGAAGAGCACAGCTTTTTTCTTTCCGTGGACAAAAGGACTTGCCACAGGTCACAATAGAAGGTGAGAAGCTTGAGAACGGCGATTTGGTTCTTAAACAAATCAAGGGCCCGTACAACTCTTTTCCTGCGGCTCAAAAAGAACAAATTTTCCAGTTTATTGACAAGCGCCCAGATATCATCAAGATCCCCAGTGAAAACTACTCTAAAACTGCCGGCGGGGAACCTCTTGATGAGTCAATTCCCGTGAACTGGGCGAAAGAATTTTCCGACTGGAAACTCCGCCAATAAGGACCTTACATGCCAATAGAACGAGCCACCACCGCAGACGATCTTCCCGAAGGCGAGATTGACATTGAAGTTGAGTCGCCAATGTCAGAAGACGTTGAGATCGAGATCGATCCTGAAGGGGGCGTCATCGTCAGCTTTGGTGATGAAGAAGCAGATGATGTGCCCTACGACGCCAACTTGGCCGAGGTCCTTGATGACAGCGTCCTGAGTGAGATCTCCGATACTCTGATGATCTTGTTCGAGGCGGACAAGTCATCTCGCAAGGACTGGGAAGACCAGTACAGCAAGGGCATGGAACTTCTGGGCTTTTCGCTGGAAGAGCGCACCCGTCCGTTCAAGGGCGCGTGCGGCGTGCAGCATCCTCTGCTGTCAGAAAGCATCATCCAGTTCCAGTCGCAAGCGCTCAAGGAATTGATGCCGTCCGGTGGCCCTGTCCGCACTCAGGTGCTGGGCAAGGAGACGCGAGAGCGCCTGATGCAAGCTACGCGGGTCAAGGACTTCATGAACTACCAGATCACTGGCGTCATGGAGGAGTACACCCCTGACTTTGACCAGTTGCTGTTCTATGTTGGCTACGGCGGCTCGGCATTCAAGAAGGTCTACTTCGACGAAAACCTTGGCCGTATGACCAGCGCCTTGGTGCTGCCTGACAACCTGTACATTCCGTACAATGGCTCGTCGGTCATGACCAAGTGCGAGCGCATCACGCACCGCATTCCGATGTCGATGAATGCGTACCGCAAGTCCGTTTACGCTGGCCGTTATCTGGACATTGCAGAGTCCGAGCGCGACACCACTACAAGCCAGATCCAAGAAGCGCGGGACAAGGTTGTCGGCATCACACCAAGTGGTGAAGAAGACGAGATCTCGCTGCTCGAGTTCCAGATCGATTACGATTTAACGGGCTTCGAGGACACCGATGACAGTGGCGAGCCCACCGGTATCAAGCTGCCGTACATCATCACTTTGGATGAAGTCTCCAGCAAGGTTGTCGGCGTTCGCCGCAACTGGAAGTCGGGCGACGAGCAGAAAAAGCGCTGCGAATACTACATCCACTACCTGCTGGTCCAAGGCATGGGCGCGTACGGTCTTGGTTTCCTGCACCTTGTTGGTGGCCTGACAAAGACTGCTTCTGCTGCACTGCGACAGCTGGTCGATGCCGGCACCTTGGCTAACCTGCCCGCAGGTTTCAAGGCTAAAGGCGCTCGGATCATGAACGACGACGTGTCGATCCAGCCGGGTGAGTGGCGCGATATTGATGTGGGCGGCGCTGAGATTTCCGGATCCCTGTTGCCCCTGCCGTACAAGGAGCCAAGCCAGACCCTGTTCGCGCTTCTGGGCGCGTGCGTGGATGCTGGCCGGCGTATGGCCTCGATTACGGACATGCAGGTGGGCGACAGCAACCAAAACGCTGCTGTGGGCACCACGATTGCACTGTTGGAAAAAGGATCTGCGGTCATGTCCGCGATCCACAAGCGCTTGCACTATTCGCAGGGCTTGGAGTTCAAGCTGCTGGCCAAGGGTTTTGCTGAGTACTTGCCGGATGACTATCCGTACGATGTGCCGGGTGAGTCGCGCTCGATCAAGGCAGCAGACTTTGATGCCCGCATCGATGTGTTGCCTGTCTCGGACCCCAACATCTTTTCGGTGGCCCAGCGCATTACCATGGCGCAGACGCAGCTGCAGCTGGCTCAGAGCGCTCCGCAGATGCACAACATGTATGAGTCCTACCGACGCATGTACGAAGCGATTGGGGTGCGGGATATTGATTCCATCCTGAACAGCCAGAACATTGACAAGCCAAAGGATCCGGCCAGCGAGAACTCGCAGGCGCTGGACGGCTCGCCGCTCAAGGCATTTGCTGGTCAGCAGCACGATGCCCATACGATGACGCACATCCTGTTCGGCTTATCGCCGCTGGTGGCTTCCATGCCGCAAGTGGCCATGTCTCTGCAAAAACACATCTTCGACCACATCCGTTTGAAGGCCGAAGAGACTGTTGAGGCTGATTTGTTCCGTCAATACGGCACTGACCCTGACCGCATGGTGTCTTCCCTGCAACGTGAGGCCGCAGTGGCCCTCAAAGTCGCTGAGTTCTTTCAAGAAGTCAAGGCAATGCAGGAAGAGCTGTCCGGCGCAGGCAAGGAGCAGCCCGATCCAATCGTGGAACTCAAGAAGCAAGAGCTGGCGCAGTCCGCACAGCGGGATCAGGCCAAGGCAGCCACGGATCAGGCTTCTCTGCAATTGGATCAGCAGCGCGAACAGAACGATGTGGCCAACGATCAGGCCAAACTGGCGGCGCAGCAGAGTATTGCTTCCACCCGCGATCAAATCGCCCTTTTAAAACTTAATCAACCGAAAGCTTCAAATGGCAACTTCCAGTAAATCCATGAAAACAACTGAGAAACCAATCAAAGTTGGAAAGAAAAAGACAGTTCCTAGCGTTCAGGTCAACAAACCATACTTTGTTCTTCGCAAAGATGCTATGAAGAAGACAAAGATCGCGTAAATCTGTGCATAATGAGGGTGTAGCCTTCGGACAGGGCCCGTACTGTCCGCTTCATTGGAATATCAATGCTTCAATTCTCAGAAAGTCTGCTCAAAGAACTCCGCAAACTGCGTCGAGACACGGAGGAACTCGTCTTGAGTAACCGTGTCAAGAGCATGGAGCAGTATGGGCAGCTGATGGGCCGTCTTGAGGGCTACAAATTCGTGGAAGATCTGATTTTGGATCTTTTAAAGAAAAACCCTGAAGACTAAGAGGCTCGACGATGGAGAAAACAGCTCTGGAGAAGCGTTGGGAAGAGGAGGCTGCAGCAAAGCAGCCCGAACTCTCCGACGCATACACAAAAGACGGGGAACTCAAGGTTGAAGACCTGAACGAGTCCGTTTTAAATCGCATTCCGAAGCCCACCGGCTGGCGCGTTGTGATTTTGCCGTACCGCGGCGCAAACAAGACCAAAGGTGGCATCGTCCTGTCTGACCAGACCATTCAGCGTGAGCAATTGACCACGACCTGCGGTTATGTGCTGGAAGTCGGCCCTCTGGCTTACGCTGACACAGGCAAATTCCCTAATGGAGCTTGGTGCAAGAAGGGCGACTGGATCATCTTTGGTCGCTACGCGGGCGCACGCATGAGTATCGACGGCGGAGAGATTCGGATTCTTAATGATGACGAAATCTTAGCCACGGTTCAGGATCCCGAAGATATCCTGCATATGTAAGGAAGCAAATGAAAACCACCCCAGACTCTCAACTTGAATTTAACCTTGGAGAAGGTGAAGTAGAAACTGACGTTTCTATTGAAACCGAAGTCCCCGAGGAAACCCCCGAATCGGCCCAAGCAGCTGCTCCAGAGCCGGAATCCCAGCGCTCAGAACTGGACGCTGTCAGTGATGCGGTTCAAAAGCGTATCTCCAAACTCACTGCCCGCATGCGCGAGTCCGAGCGCCGTGAGCAGGCAGCCTTGGAGTATGCCCGCGGCTTGAAAAATCAAACAGATCAGCTCCAGCAGAAGCTTGTCCACACGGACTATGGTCGTTTGAACGAGGCCAAGGCCCGTATGGAAGGCCAGCAGACTCAACTGCGTGCAATTATCCGCAAGGCCCGTGAAGAGGGTGACTTTGATACTGAATCCGAAGCTCAGGAGCGTCTTTCTGCTCTGGGCATGGACCAACGTCAAATTGCTGGCATGCTGCAGACGCAACAAGAGCAGATCAAAAACTATCAGGAACCCGTTGAGCAAGTAGCGCCTCAACAGGCCCCGCAGAAGGCTCCACCGAGCCCCAAAGCAGAGAGCTGGGCTGCTCGCAATCCTTGGTTTGGCCAAGATCGCGTGATGACATATGCCGCTTGGGGAATTCACCAAACTCTTGTAGAACAAGAAGGCGTTGACCCAAGCTCAGATGAATACTATACTGAGCTTGATAGTCGGCTCCGGTCAGAGCTGCCGAAAAGATTTGCGGAGGAAACTCCGCAACAAAACAGACAACAGCGTTTCGCACCCGCTGTTGCTCCTGCATCCCGTAGTTCGGGTGTGAGTAGTGTGCGCCGTACTGTCCGGTTATCGCCGAGTCAGATTGCTATTGCCAAGAAGTTGAATGTTCCTCTCGAGGAATATGCGAAATACGTGAAGGAATGACCATGAGCAACACAACCCTTACCATCGATAAATCTCCCCGCGTTTCACGCGAAAAGGAAGTTCGTCGCAAGCCATGGGCACCGCCATCACGTTTGGATGCTCCTCCCGCCCCTGAAGGCTATAAGCACCGCTGGATCCGTTCTGAGATCAACGGTTTTGAAGATAAGCAGCACGTCTATGGACGACTCCGCGAGGGCTATGAACT